ATAATTTTCGTCTCTGGTTTGGTCTCAATGCCATCAAGGTAAAAGACCTGAAAGGCAGGATTAACGGGCGGGTCAGGCCTCACCATACCCGGCGGGATAAATCCACCGGGCGGTATATAAAGGCACGGCGCCAGGCAGTAAACGCCGGATTCACCCCAAAGGGCAGCCTGCTATCCCCGCGCACATTTGAAAACGGGGAAGTGGCGCGCTCCCGCCGTGAAAACCGCCGGACGGTGGTTATTCGCGATCCGGATACCCGCCGTACTCGCGAAGCGGAAGTCGATATTTATGAGCCGATGCTGAATTACATCGAAGATAACGCCTTTGCGGAGGCGATGGAGATTTTCATGCATCACTTTGAAACCGATCTGCGCGGGCGTGTGAAAGCCCGTATTTCTGTCTGAGGTGGACTATGGCTGAGCCATTACTGCTGGGGCAGTATCACGATGCTGTCACCGGCGCGCTGAAAAAAATTGCGTGGGTGCGTGACGCCGATGCCTACCCGGAAAAAAACGTGCCCCGCTTTACCGGACTGGCCACCCCGGCGGTCTATTTCTCCATAAACGGCTGGGAGCAGGGCGGCGGCAACGAGGGACAGCTTAATGTGAATCTGTCCTGCGATTTGTTCGTTGTGGTGGACGCGGCAGGCGCTGGCGTCAGCCGACCCGAAATTTTCCTGCGCACGGCGGCGGCGGATATCACGCAGTGGATTGACGGCCAGCAGTTCGGCCTGACCAGTCTTGAGCCAGCCATCTTTATCGATGCGTCACGCGATGAGTTTGATCCGCGCATGGATGATTATCTGGTCTGGCGGATCTCCTTCATACAGTCAGCAGCCTTTGGTGCGGATCCGTTTGCGCAGATTAATTCTCCGCTGAACGGCGTCTGGCTTGGTAAGGCTCCGGATATCGGGCGCGTGCATGTGGACGATTATCAGCTGATTTACGAGGCGAAACCCGATGAGTGATATCGAGGGCGATTTACAGCGTCGCCTGGCGAATATTGTGCGGCGCGGGGTTATTCATTCCGTTAAGCATGACGGTATACCGAAGTGCCGGGTGGATCTGGGCGACATCACCACTACCTGGCTGCCGCTTTGCCAGGGCTTTTCCGGGGCAAACCGGGCTGACTCCAATCCGTATGCGGTCGGGGATGCGGTCACTGTGCTGTCGGAGGCGGGCGAGCTTAATAATGGCCGGGTGTTTCCCGGCTGGAATACTGGCGGTCTGCCGGTACCGGAGGGCAGCGACAGCGAACATATCACCCGCTACGGTGACGGTACCGAGATCCGGTATGACCGCGCCGCGCATGCCCTTACCATCACGCTGGCGGAGGGCGGGACCTACAAAATTATCGGAAAGGGAACGCTCGATGGTCCGGTGGAAATCACCGACACCCTCACAGTTCAGGGCGTTACGCAAATCAATTCCGACACGAATGTGAAGGGAAACATCGGTGCAACACAGGAAATTTCTGACGGTACCGGGAAAATGAGCGGGATCCGCGAAACTTACAACGGCCATGACCATAAAGAAAATGGTGATGGCGGCGGAACCACGAATCCCCCCAATCAAAAAATGTGACCTGCCGCGGCAGGTTTTTTTATGCCTGGAGAAAATAAATGGCGAATTTACATGGTGTGGAAACGATCGAACTGACATCCGGTACGGTCGCGGTCACGACGATCCAGACGGCCATTATCGGCCTGGTGGGTACTGCGCCTGATGCCTCTGCCGGAACGCCGGCCAGTGCCAGCACAGGAACCCCGATTCTGGATAACGTAGTGGAGTTTGCCGCGACAGTTGCTGGCAGGTCAGGAAACGTGGTGGTGGTTGAGGCTGTAGCCGGCATCCCGAATGAAGAAAATCCCGCAGCGATTGAGACTTCTGCTGCCTGGAATGCGGAGGCATTAACGCTGACTATCACGCTTGGCTGCGATGAAACGGGCAAGCTGACGGCAACCCCTTCAGCAGTGGCCACTGCCGTGAGCGCGGTGGATGATGTGGAAGTCACCGCAACGGGAAGCGGGAGTGGCGTGGTCACACCGTTCCGGTTGCAGCTGGCAGGCGGCGAAGATGAACCTTTCCCGCTGAATACTCCTGTGGCGATTGTCGGTACCTCAATGCTTTCCCGGCTCGGTGAAAAAGGCTCGCTGAAGCAGGCCCTGATGGAAATCAACGATCAGCGAAATGCCCTGACGGTGGTCGTACGCGTGGCTGAAGTTAACGATACAGCTAAACAGCGTGCGGCGGTGCTGACCGGGATCGGCGCGCTGTCATCTGCTCGCTCCGTGACAACGTACCAGCCCCGAATCGTCATCGCGCCGGGGTTCAGTGAGGATGAGGCCGTGGGTAAGGCTCTGGAAACCGTCGCCGGCAAGCTGCGGGCGGTGGCGTATGTTGACTGCGAATCCGGTGCGACACTACAGGAAGTGGTCCAGCGCAGACAGTCCTATGGTACCCGCACCGAACTTCTGCGCCCGCGCGTGCAGGTCAGCAATGCCGACGGCCAGCTGGTCTATCGTCCTTACTCTGCGTTTGCGGCGGGGTTGCGTGCCCGAATCGACTTTGAGAAGGGCTGGTGGTGGAGTAAATCCAACCAGGACATCAATAACATCCTCGGGGTGGAACAGATCGACGAGTTCATTCTCGGCGATGAAAACTGCGACGCAAACCTGCTCAACATGCAGAACGTCTCTACCATCATCCGCCGGGCAGGGTTTAAGCACTGGGGTAACCGTCTGTGCGGTACCGATCCACAGTGGCGCTTTGAATCGGTTCGCCGAACCGCAGACGTCATCGAGGACAGTATTCAGGAAACGATGCTGGAATACGTTGATCGTCCGCTGGACCGGGAGAATGCCGACGACATTATCGGCACCATCAACGCCTATATGCGCCAGCTGGTCGGCCTCGGCGCCATTTTCGGTGGTCGCGCCTGGCTGGATGAAGAACTTAACACCGCGGAGAGCATGGCGGCGGGCGTGCTGTACATCAACTATGACTTTGGTCCGAAATCGCCGACTGAGCTTATCAGCCTGCGCGTCCGGGTGAATAACAACTATGCGCTTGAGGAGATGCTGGCAGCATGAGCGAAAAAAACACATTACGCGTCTGGACCTTCTTCCGGCAGGGGATCCGCATACAGGGGGCGCATGAATTTACTCCGCCGGCATTGTCCATTGTCAAAACGGATTTGCGTACCGGCGCACAGGATGCGCCGTCCCCCGTTGATGACGGTATGGAAGCACTCACCTGTCAGCTGAAGTTTTACGGTGTGGACGTGGATATGCTGACCGCCTTCGGTTTTGTCAGCGGCAGCCGTCCGCGCTTTACGGCCTATCAGGGCTATCTGGCTAACGGTACCGCGCTGGGTACCATCGAGGAGATCGAAGGCTTTGTGCAGACCGTCACTCCCGACGCGCGTGGCAAGGACAGCCTGTCCGAAAATGCCGTCACGGTGGAAATCGCCGTGAGCTATTACCGTCAGACTAAGGACGGTCGCGAGCTCTTTGAGATAGATACTGAGCGCTTCTCGCGCCGGGTGAATGGCGTGGATGTTCTGTCCGGCCTGGCGGCAAAAGTGCGGCTTTAACTTCAAACAATCTTACAACGGCCTGCGGGCCGTTTTTTTATGGAGATCAACATGTCTTTTCCTGGTGAAACACGCGTTATCAAACTGTATTCCCCTGTTTCCTTTGAGAACGGTGGCCTGCTCGAACAGGTGACGCTGCGCGAGCCGCTGGTCCGTGACCGCATTGCCTTTTCCAAAGACCGCGGCAGTGAAGAAGAAAAAGAGGCGCGCATGATTGCGCTGCTGTGCAACCTCAGCGAACAGGATATCTGGCAACTGACTGCGGCAGATTATGCCCAGCTGCTGGATGCGTTTAATGTTTTTATGCTCCCGCCCGAGAAGCGACCGAAAGAGGGCTGATGCGGGCGATACGTTTTCTGGGACGGCGCCTGCATTTTCCCATGACGGAATACCTGGATATGCCGTTCAGTGTGTTTTCTGATTTTCTCACCGACGAAGTGGAGGCGGTAAATCGTGGCCGGATTAAGCCAGAACCTTAAGGCCGTCATTACCTTTGGCGGCAGTATCGACAGCTCCTGGAGCCGTTCAGCGAACAGCCTGCAAAAAAGCCTGAAGGACGTCGGAAAGCAGTCAGAAAAACTGACGAAAGACCAGGCTAAGCTGGCGGCAGAGATTAAGCGCGCGAAGCTGGCCGGGCACAGCCTTGGCGATCTTAAACGGCGTTACAGCGACGTCTCCCGTGAAATCCGCAAAACGGAGGCCGAACAGCAGAAGCTGAATCAGCAGATGCAGAAGGCACAACGGCTGGCTGCCTTCAAGGGGGCAGGGAAAGGGCTGTTTCGCCGTGGTCTTGGTATGGCCGGACAGCTGGGCGGGATGGTTGCTCCCGGGCTGGCGATTGGCGGCGGTGGAGTGGTGGCTTCCGCCCTGGGTACCCTGATTGCACCTGCGGCCACCAACGAAGAAACGGCCCGACGGGCTGGTGTGGCGAAAAGCTATGGCGTCGATATCCCGACGTTTGATGCCTGGGACACGCTCGCGAAGCAGTACGACATGAACGGGGAGAACATCGGCGACCTGTTCGAGGAGTATCTTCACAAGGCAGGAGAGTACAAGCAGAACGGCAAGCAGGGTTCCCTTCAGGATGCGTTTGAAACGCTGGGATTTAAGGCGGGGGATTTTGCGGGCCTCAGCGATATGGCGCAGTTCGAAAAAATCGTCGAGCGTGCGCTCAGCATGCAGGACGAGTCGAAAGCGTCGTTTGCACTGGATTCGTTGTTTGGCGGCGAGGCCAGCAAGCTGTTGATGCTGCTGAAGCAGTCCGGCAAAAGCTACCGTGACCTGATGGACGAGCAGCGGCGTTATAACCTCGTCACGAAAGAGGGGGCTGAAGGGGCGATGGAGGGCAACCGCGCCATCACCAGCCTGCGCACGGTCTTCTCCTCCGCTGTAGCGGAAATCTCAGGGCAACTGGGAAACGAGCTGGCACCGGATATCCGCCGGCTGACGGATGATATGGCGGAGTGGTTTAAGGGGGGCGGGATCAAACGCATTGTCAGTTTCCTGCGTAATGATCTTTACCCCGGTGTGCTGACGTTCGGCCAGGGCATTGTGTTCGTCGGGAAAGTGGCCTACGCGCTGGCGAAAAAACTGTCCTGGCTTTTACCGGATGAGAGAAGCGATCAGCGGGACGTGCTCAAATCGCTGGCCATGACCGGCTCGGTTGATATTGCGCGCATGACGGCGCAACGCAATGGTCAGGGCGAATGGTTTGAGCAGCAACTGAAGGAAAAGCCGGACCTGCCTGATGATGTGAAAAAATCGTACCGGGACACCCGGGGATTTTTCCGCGACGACGATGATACCTTTAACAGTACGCTCGATAAATATGTGACGCCGGAAAGCAGCGACGCGCCGTTCTCCTGGGAATCAGCACTCAACCAGAACCAGGAGACGTCTGTGCAACCGGGACATGAAACATCTGACAGGGCTGCCGGCGCCTGGAATAACTACAGACTTCCTTCCTTTCCCTCGTTTGAAAAAAGTAGCGTCTGGCCCGCAGCGGAAAAACAGAAGGGATCCGCAGACAGCATCTCACCGGATAAGCCGGTGGTCAATGTCGATGTTTATCCTTCCCTTAACTGGACAGCAGCAGAGGAAGGATCTGAGGGGAATTCAAAATACCCGGCACAGCCTATCCCGGATGTGAATGTTGATGTCGATTCGTTACCGGGTACTGGCAAAGCGCAGGGTTCATTCAGGGGTAACGAACGTTACAGGGATAAAAGCGCAGACGTCCTGCACTTACCGCCTGAGATTAACTCCCGACAGTCTCCTGATCCTGTTTCAGACAGACCGGCAGAACTGTCAGGTGAAGTGGAAAGCAGTTACTGGGAAACATTACTTCAGAAGCTGGATTTTGCGGACAAAGCGCCGCCTCCCCGACAACTGACTGACAACCGTCGTTTCGAATTTCATTATGAAATACATGGCGCACCTGGCCAGGACGAAAGGGCGATCGGGGATGAAGTTGTCGCGGTGACTAAAACCAGTCCGGTATTTAACGGTGACAGCAGCATGCTGGACGGAGGACAAATCTGGTGAGTGAAATCATTCCTGTCTTTGAAGACTTCGGGCAGCTTCAGTCCAGCGCTGCTCGGGGGGCTCAGGCCGCCCGGGTGATGATGATGCTGGGCGATTTTGCCTTTTCGATCGACACCACGGCATACAACCAGCTGACCCGCGAGGCCAGCTGGCGATGGAGCGAACAGGAGCGGATCGGGAAGCAGGATTTATTGCAGTATACCGGCAAGCCCGGGCGAACCGTCCGGCTTGAAGGAGAATCGCATGCTTTCTTTCGCAAGGGTGTGGATGCTGTTAACGATCTCTTCGACCTGGCAGACCAGAATAAGCCTCAGCAACTGGTCAGCGGTGAAGGAGATGTCCTGGGCTGGTGGGTGGTAATCGACTTCTCAGATACGACCAGCCGATTCCTGCCTGGCGGCGGCCACCGAAACAAAAACTGGACGATGACGCTGAAACATTATGCCGACGACATATCAAACCCGTGACGGTGATGTTCTGGATGCGATCTGCGCGACGCATTACGGCACGGAGAACCTCTCTTTTATTGTGACGCAGGTTCTTGAAGCGAATCCTGGACTGGCTGACCGTGGGGCCGTTTATCCGTCAGGTCTGTATATCACTTTACCGGATCTGGCTCCGCCGGTTCAGGCTTCCGCTTACAACCTGTGGGATTAAAAATGGCAGATCAGATTGTTAAACCGGAATATGCTCCCGCTTTCAGCGTCAGCGCTGAAGGAAAAGATATTACCCGTGCGCTGCAACAATGCCTGGCAGAGCTGACGCTGACTGATTACGGCGGTGCCACGGCAAAAGCAGATGAGCTGAAAATCACCCTGCTCTCGGAAACGCTCTCCCTTCCGACTAAAGGCGCTCGTCTTCGGGTGGCGCTGGGTTTTAATGATCAGCTGGTGGATAAGGGCTGGTTCGTGGTGTCCGGCGTGGCCAGCAGCGGCCCGCCACGTCGTATCGAGATTTATGCCACCGCTGCGCCAATGAACGCGCAAAAACAACCGGGTGATGTGATCAGCCAGAAAACACGCAGCTGGGATAATCTGCGACTGGCGGATCTGGTTAAAACAGTAGCGACTGAAAACGGTCTGGTACCGAAAGTGGCCGCAGAGCTCGCCGATATCCATATCGACCACGTTGATCAGGTGGCAGAATCGGACGCCAATCTGCTGACGCGCCTGGCCCGAACATGGAATGCTGTCAGTAAACCGTCGGGCGGATACTGGCTCTTTCTGCGTCAGGGAGCCACGGCAAATGCTTCCGGCGAACAGACCGCAGCTCTGATTATCACACCAGAAGAGGTGTCAAACTGGTCTTACAGCGAAGGAGAGCGGGGCAGTTCGACAGGGAAGGCCACCGCCAGCAGTGGTAAGTCTTCAGGAAAAATCGGCGTACGTTATTACGATGAGGCTGACGGGAAGACCAAAACCACCACGGTTGATCATGATGGTCCCTCAATGGCTAACCCGTATACCCAGCCTGTAAAAGCTACTGCCGATCAACAGGCCAAAGCGAAAAAAACGCAGGCCCGCCGCAATGAACAAAAAATGACAGTAACGGGGCCCTGCCGACCCAGGCACGTTCCTCTCACGGCAGAGTCTGGCGTATCTACGTCCGGCTTTGGCGAACGGGAAGATCGCGCCTGGGTGGTTGAGTCGCTGGTGTTTTCCCTGACGCCCGCCGGGTTCAGCTACACATACAACCTGGTGGTTGATATTCGCAAGCCTGCGAAGTCCTCAAAAAAATCCGGCAGTTCGGATAAAACCGGCCCGAATTACTTCGGCTAACACGCCGCCGCCCGGCGACCCTGATACGGAAAAAAATTATGAACGGTGTAAACAGCCGGACCGGGAAACGCCTGTCCGGTAGCGACCATTTGCGCCAGTCCGTCAGCGATATTCTCTCCACGCCTGTCGGCAGCCGCGTGCTGGTCCGTGATTATGGCAGCGATCTGTTTTCGCTGGTGGACAATCCACGTGATGACCTGACCAGGCTACGCATTATTGCCGCGACTGCCACAGCGCTCGCGCGCTGGGAACCCCGGCTTAAGGTCACACGAGTGCTCGTCTCCTTCCCGGCAGATAAAACGGGGTGTGTGGTGAATATCGAAGGGATTAACAAAGAGAACAATCTTCCTGTGAGTACCGGAGGTATACCGATTTATGGCAAGCAGCTATGACGTAATTAACCTGTCCGCCCTGGCGGTGCCGGATGCCGTTGTGGTACCGGATACCGCCGACATTTTTACCCGCTGGCTGGCACGCCTGCGTGAACTCGATACGGAATTCGATGCGCTTGTGGAATCGGACCCGGCGTATAAGCAGGGGGAAATCACCGCTTACCAGCTCACCCTGGCGTTCCAGCGGGTTAACGACGCAGTACGCGCAGTTTTCCTTGCCAGTGCCAGAGAAGCCGATCTCGACCAGCTGGGCGCGGCCTTTAACGTTTCCCGTCTGGTGATTAATCCCGGCGATCCGGATGCGGTTCCCCCTGTCGATACTGTTTATGAAGACGACGACGCTTTCAGGGAACGTATACAGCTTTCGTGGGCGCAGCTGAATACGGCCGGTGCGCGTAACGCTTATCGCTTTCATGCCAAATCTGCGGATAACGATGTGCTGGATGCGGACGCCTACGGGCCTGAAACCCATAACCGGCCCGGCGAGGTGGATGTGTACGTGCTCTCGCGAACCGGCAACGGCGAGGCCGGGGGTATCCTGATCGAAAAAGTGATGAATAAACTGAGCGCGGATGAAGTCAGGCCGCTCACCGATTTTGTCAGTGTGAAGAGTGCCAGTATCGCCAGCTATACCGTTAAGGCTGAACTTGAAATACCAGACGGTCCGGATGCACAGACGGTGCTGGAAAACGCGATCAGTACGCTGACGAGCTATACACAGCTTTCCCATCGTATTAATGCCATCGTACCGCTTTCCGCGATTTACTCGGCGCTTCAGCAGCCCGGTGTGGCCCGGGTCAGGTTGATCAGCCCGACGGCAGATCTGGAAGCGGCCGCAGGACAGGCTCCATGGTGCAGCGCGATAAACGTCACCCGTAAAGGAGGTGTGAGTGGATAATTTTCGTTCTCTGCTACCACCTTCAGCCATTCACCCGGAACGGGCGCAGGAACAGGCAAGCACAGAGCTGATCACGGCGCTGGATACTGACATGGTACGTAAGGTGAAAAATCCTGATACCTGTCCCGCACATTTGCTGCCATGGCTGGCCTGGGAATTCGCGGTGGATTCATGGGAGGAGGCCTGGACCGAGGAAGAAAAAAGGCAGGTGATCAGGGATGCCGCTTATGTTCATCAGCACCGGGGCACCGCCGGGGCGGTCAGGCGGTCGCTGAGCGCCGTCAGCCTCCCGACCACCGTGATTGAGTGGTGGGAGGATACACCGCGCAAAGATCCCTACACCTTCCGCGTGGAGGTTTACAGCTTACAGGCTGTTGACGAAGCGCTTTACCAGCGCATACGGCGCCAGGTCGATAAAGCCAAAAACCTCCGCAGCCTGTTGACCACTATCGATGTGATCGCCGATCTGGGTGCGAAGGGAACTTATTATGCCGGCGGTGCTGTTACCGCCTGGATTGACGTTGTTATTGAGGCCGGAGAATAACCATGGCTGAGAAGTATTACAGCATTCTGACAAACCGGGGCAAGGAGCTGGAGACGCAATCCTCTGCAACCGGGAAGCCCGTCATCATCAAAGATTTTGTTGTGGGGGACGGGAACGGGCAGGCCGTTAAACCGGATCCTGCGCAGACGAAGCTGGTGCGTGAGGTCTATCGCAGCGCAATTTCTGCACTACAGGTTTCTCCGGATCAGGCGAACCAGTTTTTTGCTCAGCTGGTACTTCCGGTTGCCGTTGGTGGATTCGTAGTCAGGGAAGTTGGCCTGCTGACAGATGCAGGCGAACTGTATTCTGTTGCGAACTGTGCCGCCATTGAAAAGCCTGAAAACGGTGTCAGCGTCAGTTTGCAATTCCGTCTTGCAGTATCTGATGCGGCAAACGTAGAGCTCAAAGTAGCGACCGGAGATGGTCTGTTCCTGCGCATTGATAAAAACCTTTCTGAAATAGCGGCGCGCGGGGAGGCTGCACAAAAAGGGTCTCGCGAAGCCATAGGCGTTTATGATGCGACAACCTCACGTAAAGGACTTGTGCAGCTCAGTAGCGAAACCGACAGCTCGTCAGAGACGCTGGCTGCGACACCGAAAGCTGTCAGAGAAGCCGCTAAGGAGATCAAGGACACGCTGGGAACGTCCGCATCTAAAGACGTCGTCACTTCAAAAACAGATGCAACTGCTGGCCGCGTGCCGGTTGTAGGCTGGATGGGATTAGGTGGATATGGTTCGGACATTCTGCTTACTGCTGCTGATGCCAAAAAACCTCTGCGGAATGGCTTCTACGGCGTGCAGTCGGAGCCGACATATGGAAATGCTTCCCTGATTAGCTTTGGCTATGACTCAGGCTCTCAGGTGCATCTTATTGCAAAACAAGGCGGCCAGGCGCCGTTAATCGGGCTGGCAGGCTCTACGCCACAAGGCATTTTTGGTGAATGGGGAAAAATTTACACAGAGTTTCAGAAGCCCACCGCGACTGAAGTCGGTGCTGTTCCATATCGAGGGACGCTTGGTACAGTCGATTTGAATACAGTCAGAGGTACGCAGTACGGGCGGTTTAATCAGGCTTTAACTGCCAATGCTACTACTGCGAGGAATTACCCCATTACTGAAGCCGGCGAACTGGATGTTCACCAGACCAGTGCAAATGGAGCGGAGGCCTGCGTACAGGAATATCGCACTTTCAGTTCTCGGCGGATTTTCCTTCGATCTTACAACCCGGCAGATAACACGTGGACAGAATGGTGTGAGTTTTATACCACAGCCAAAAAACCAACCGCGACGGAGGTTGGAGCGCTGCCTGTTACTGGTGGGACCGTCACGGGTAATGTGATTGCGAATGGGTATTTGTGTTCAGGTAATACTCGCAAGCTTGGAGTCAGTTCTTCAAATACATCCACCCTTGATGGGATAATTAATCTTTGGGGTAATGCTGACCGACCGACAGTATTAGAATTTAAAGATGCGGCGGGATACCACTTTTATTCGCAACGTAATGTAAATGGTTCCATATCATTTAATTTTAATGGTGCCGCAGAAGTCCGGGGGGCAATTTCTGCTCATGGTGAAATTGTTTCAAGAGCTGCGAATGGCCTGCGTATCGCCTACGGTAATTTTGGCGCATTCTGGCGAAATGATGGCACAACGCTTTATTTGATGTTAACGAACTCTGGCGATTCGCTGGGTAATTACAACTCACTTCGCCCGCTGTATGTGAATCTAACCACGGGCGCACTTCAGTCAGGAACGCCACTATCGGTTTACAACACAATCACTGCAAGCGAAGAAATTACCGCAGGCAAAGAAATGGTGGCAGGTTATTCCGGTCCGTACGCCTGGGCTGAACAATACAAAGCAAAAGCGCCATTTTTTAACGCGTATTCGACAACCGGTTCGAGTGAATATCATCCCCTAATCAAACAACAAGCGACAATTGCGAGTAAAAACTCCTGGGCATTTTCAATGGGTTCTCTGGTCGCGGGAACCGAACTTTCATGGCATCTGCACATGAAAGGCAGTGGCGGATCAGAGGTTAATTTTAAATGGGATACTAACGGCAACTTTAACGCGCCGGGCCAGGTGAATCCGGGCAGCTATGCCAATTTTGATAACCGTTATTACACCAAAGCACAATCAGATGCGGGGTATATGCCAAGAACAGGCGCATACACCAAAGCCGAGAGTGACGGGCGTTTTCAGCCTAAAGGGAGTTACACCCCTGCGGGGCAGGCTTACACTAAGGCGGAAAGCGATGCGCGGTATAACCTCAAAAATACCGCAACCAAATCAGCCAATGCCATGACGCATAAAGATGCTTCAACAGGTGTTATGGAAGTAGTTATGAGTAATATAAACGTTCCAAGCAAAACAAATGTTAATGTGACATTTCCTGCGGCTTTTCCAAATGCATGTGTAGGGGTTGTAATTACATATAATGGGGCAGGGCATGGGTCTGGCGATGATTCGGCAATTTATGTTCCGTCTTATTCACGTACAGGATGCACATTATATGCTCATAACGCCGATGGCAAATTTATGCTAATTGCTAAAGGATATTGAAATGAAGATTTATTTTAGCCCTAGCGAAATTGGTTTTTATCATGAATCAGATAAACAAGCTTATTTACTAGCAGGTACGTGGCCGAATGATTTACTTGAAATTTCGGAGAAGTGGTTCCTGTATCTGTTGGAAGGTCAACAGAAAGGTAAGGTAATCACTGTAAATGATTACGATCAGCCTGTCCTTGTAGACCCGCCAACCGCCACTAAAGAGCAGCTCCTTGCCGAGGCTGATGCTCAGAAAGAAGCGCTCATGAACTCAGCCACTGCCGTAATTGAACCATTGAAAGATGCCGTTGAGTTGGGCATGTCAACAGATGAAGAGGAAGATTTACTGTTGGCATGGCAGCAATATAGGGTGCTGTTGATGCGGGTTGATACATCGCATGCACCAGATATCGAGTGGCCTGTATTGCCAGTATGATAATCAGGAATGCTTAAATTTTAATATTAACTTCTTCTCATTGTAGGCAACAGTGTTGTCCGGAATGTCTTTATTAACAAAAGTCATTGCGCCTATCGTGACATTGCTGCCTATAGTGAGATTGTTACCGATAATCGAGGTCCCAACTCCCAGATCAACGTTATCACCTATTGTTATCCTTGGGCTGGACTTTTCATTCTTTACCCCCCCACCAATGCCAATGGTACAGTTATGTCTTATTTTGAAATTCCGTCCGATAATTACACATCCGTTTATAACAACTGATGTGAAGTGAGTTATATGAAGACCAGGTGCAATTGTAGCTGGCAGCTGTATCTCAGTGTTGTACTTTTGGACAAGTTTTCTATTAATTCTTCTGGCCAATTGTTTTTTCCATTTGGCATCAGAACTATAAAGATAAGAAGCAATTCGCCACCAAAAATTAAAGCGTCTCTCAGGGCACTTTAATGCTTTATGAAAAACGCGCGTCCATGAGAATTTCTTGTCGCTTTTCATTACTTCAGCTTGTAAGCACTCACGTAAATGGCGTTTTGATAGTTGATTACTCATTTTGAAATTCTCATTTTCACTTTTTCTGACTGGATCCGCGAATACAGCCTCTTTCGAGGCTTATCGTTTTTCTCGTCCAATTACTTTATCTGCCGCGACACGAGACAGGAAGCCAGACCGACTGCCGTATTCTGGATGCGCGGCCACAAACTGATCGATACGGCGGATCAGCAATGAGGGAAGCGTCACATTGATTTTTTCCGCTTTTCCCATCAGGCGAGTTATATCCACGTCAACTAGGGCCCATACCGCACCGGTGTATTCCGGATCAGATAGCCAGTTTTCGACGGTCGTTGCTTCCGGAACGCTCTCGCCATCTTCAACCAGTAATTCGATGTGTGCCTCGATCGCTTCACGTACGCTTTCGATCGCGTCCTGATAATCATCACCGCCAGAGAAGCAGCCAGGAATATCAGGTACGCGAACGCCGAAGGATGAATCGCCTTTATCAATAGCAACAGGGTACAACATGTAAACCTCCAGTAGGGGGGCTTAGAGCCCCGCCTGTTTTTTGATGCTTTTCAGTGTTGGTAACGGTATGTCTTTCTGTGGATGCTTTACCGTTACCAACCCCTTTTTCGTTGGGTGTTTGAACTGGTGATGACTGCCTTTAACTCTCACCAGATACCACCCATCGGCTTCTATCATTGCTATTGCATTCCTGCTATCCATCCTCCGGCTCTCTGTGTTGTCTTGATGGGGTTATAATAACCCCTACTCAGAGGAGAGTCAAACACTTTTGGGGTTATTGGGGTTATTCATTTTGAGGGCTAGAATCTACGAAAACCGTTCTCCAAAACTCAAGCGTAAGTGCTTGAGTTTGGTAGTTTTTGGAAAACGTTTATTAGCAATGGTTTTAAGCTAAAAAATGCGGCTTAATGTTTTGATTTATAATGATTAATTGTCGATCTCGCTCACCTTCTTATTCAGCAGGCGCGAGGCACGCCAGTAGACCAGCAGCATCAGCCCCATCACCACCGTCAGCGTAATGCTGGTGGCCGAGCCGAACGGCCAGTCGCGGATGTTCAGGAATTGACTTTTAATCACGTTACCGATAAGCAGGTTTTTCGCCCCGCCCATCAGGTCCGATACGTAGAACAGGCCCATCGCAGGCAGCATGACCAGCAGACATCCGGCGATAATTCCCGGCATGGTCAGCGGAATAATGATGCGGATGAAGGTTTGTAACTTACTGGCGCCCAGGTCCTTCGCCGCTTCCAGCAGCGGTTTATCAAGCTTTTCAATGCTGGAATAGAGCGGCATCACCATAAACGGCAGCAGGATATAGACCAGGCCGACAATCACCGCGCTCGGGGTGAACATGATGCGGATCGGCGTCTCAATCACCCCCAGCCACAGCAGAAACTCGTTCAGATAACCTCTGGTGCTGAGAAAGATTTTCAGCCCGTAGATGCGGATTAACGAGTTGGTCCAGAAGGGCACAATCAGTAAAAACAGCAGCAGCGGCCGCACTTTTTGCGGCAGGCGGGCCAGGAACCACGCGAACGGATACCCCAGTACCAGACAGGCGAGGGTGGCAATCAGCGCCATATTGAGCGAGTGCAGGAGCACGTCAAAATAGAGCGGATCGAGCAGACGCGCGTAGTTGTCCAGCGTAAAGACCATCGCCACGAAGTTCGCGTCGTCGCGGGTCAGGAAGCTGGTTACGATGATCATCAGGTTGGGAAGAAAGACAAACAACACAAGCCAACCGACGATCGTGGCAATCACCACATTCTGGAACTTACTTGTGTTCTTCATCAGCCAGTACAACCTCCCAGCTTTCTACCCAGTTGATGA